GTTTATGAACCATGAGTAATATAATTGTAACGGACTTACAGAGTCCATCAATAGAATATGCACTAGTAGAACTATTTGAGTTAACTCTTTCGGATAGCGTTACTTTATTTTTTCATGCTGGAGTAGGCTCAGACCTAGGTAATGTAAAATTTCACCCTATTGACGAGCCTGAAAAAAATACTGAAGCAGATGCGAATGAGTATATCGCATTACCGATTGAAATGAGCGGTATTGCTAGTGCTTCCGATGGTGCTTCTAATCGACCCACTTTAAGTGTAGCTAACGTAACTCAATTATTCCGTAGTTCTTTAAACGATAATAATTTTTCTTTTGAAGATGTTATAGGAAGAAAAATTACTCGAAGAACTACTTTTAGTAATTACTTAGTTGGAGGAGTGGATGAAGACACTCCCACAGAATTTCCTTTGTCCAAATATGTTCTTGATAGAATTAGTTCAGAAAATCAAGTCATGGTTACTTTTGAACTTGCAGCTCCTTTTGACCTATCTGGAATAAAGTTGCCTAATAGAACTGTAATAGGAAAATATTGTTCTTGGATTTATCAAGGTAGAAGAAGTACCCCTAGCCGGGGTGGATGCAGCTGGTCTTTAAATAGTGCAATAAGCTATGATGGGGTCACTTATGACGCATTTTTTGATAGAGACGACCGCCCGCTTGTAAGCCAAACTACTTTCAACTCAGTAGCTACTGCTTGGGTTGCAGGAACGTACACTAGAGATACTTATGTGACTTATAGTTCCAGAAATTGGAGGTGCATTACAGATAATAATGAGTCTCCTTTAGGAAGCGATTTCTGGCAGCAAGTATTTACGTGGACAGTATGGGACTCTGTTACTAGTTATACAGTACCTACCCATGGTAGGTACGTAAAACATAACAACCATATATGGAAATCTATTAGAGGCAGTTTGAACGCAGAGCCTGAACCCTCGTCAGTATATTGGAGTAGAGTAGACTACTGTGGAAAAACTCTAGAGTCGTGTAAGTGTAGATACCAGTTTGTTCCTATTAATGGGCTGCCTTCTGTGACTAAAGAAACTAATAAAGTATTACCTTTTGGAGCGTTCCCCGGCAGTGCTAAATTTAAGTAATTGTTTAAATAAGATATTAGACCATTTTGAATCTGAGTACCCCCGAGAGGGTTGTGGTGTACTTGCAGTGAAAAAAGGGAAACTTGAGTGGCACCCTTGTACAAATGTAGCAAAGGACTCTGACGATTTTATTATAAAATCCTCTGAATATTTAAAGATAAGAAGAACTTCAGATATTGTAGCTATAGTACATAGTCACCCAGACGCGACTTCGGAGCCATCTTCATGTGACATAGCTAATTGCAATGCTGTAGGATTACCTTACTATATTTTTAGTTACCCAGAAATGGAATTAACCGTAGTAGAGCCTACTATTAATACGGTCGCTTTATTAGGTAGACCCTATAAGTTTGGAATTTCGGATTGCTTTGAAGCTATGAGAGATTACTATACCCAAGAAGGGCTAGAACTACCACGAAGAGCTTTATATGAAGATGATTGGTGGCTAAAGGGGCTCGATTATTTTACAGAAGAACATATAAATACCTGGGGGTTTAATAAAGTAGTAGAGCCTAAGAAAAATGACCTTTTAATATTTGCTGTAGGTAGCAAGATTGGAAACCACTGTGGTGTTTATATTGGAAATGACGTATTCTTTCATCATGCAACGCAAAGGCTTTCTTGTAAAGAAAATTTATACCCATTTTGGGTCAAGCACTTATTAGGTACATATAGATATGAAGCGTAAACTATTCCTAGAGGGAGAAATAGCTGAAAAATTCGGGTCAGAATTTACAATAGACGTGGATAATTTTAGAGATGCTATGAGACTCATGAATGTTAATTTTCCAGAGTTTCGCAAGTACTTAATAGAGTGCCATAGTAAAGGTATAGAGTTTATAGTACAAGTAGATGGTATTTCAGTCGATGAAGAAGAGCTGCTTGTACAATCAAGAAAAGGAGACTTATCACTCATAGTAGCGCCTGCGGGCTCAAAGAGCGGTGGAGCAAAACTCTTAGCTGCGATAGCTATTGTGGCTTTTATGTTTTTGGTGCCAATTGGTGGTACTACATTATACGCTAGCTTAGGCACGGGGGGCATACAAGGATTTGCAGCCGCAGCCGCTGCCTCTATGGCTATAAATTTAGCTATGACAGGTATTCAGCAATTAATGGCTCCTGACCCTTCTACAGACTCCGCTGCTCCCCAAGCTTATTTATTTAATGGGTCAGAGCAGAATATAATTGAGGGAGACCCAGTACCTATACTCTATGGAGAGCTAAGAGTACCAGGTAGGCCCATAGGGTTTAGTATAGCAAATGGCACGCAGTACGTAGGGTTCATAAATGCAGAATCTATTTCAATAGATATAGGAAACGTGGCGGGATAATATGGCTGAAAAATCAATAACATCAAGAGACCAACGAATAGCAGCAACTAATACTATGCTTAGTAAGACAATAGGTCTTTCTCGTGAGCAAACAATATCTATTACAGACTTAATCTCAGAAGGGCCTATTGAAGGATTAGTCAATGGAGAAGCTTCTATCTTTTTAAATGATGATAGAATAGTACCTTTAGAGAATACTGCTGTATCAAATTTATCAAATAGCTCTACGATTGCCCCATCTATCTCTGTTACTTTGGGTAGTACCTCGGCCACTTTAATCGGTACTGTTCCAACTTCGAATTTAGGTGTAAGAAATTTTAGAATAAAAGAGGTATTCTCTTCTTCTATCAATGTAGGGAGTATAGTACCTTCTCAAATAGACTCTAATGTCTCAGCTTTAGAAGTTTCCACGCCTACTGCTTTTTTTACGGCAGATATGGCATTTAATAATGGGCTGCCCTCTACCTACTTTGGGTACTTTAATGACTTAGTTAGACTAGTAATAGAAGAGACGGGTACTATAGTACCAGGATTTCTTTCGTATGTAGATAGTACAAACGCCATATTCTCTTCAAAAGTAGAAGACCCTATACTCTTGGATATATTTAAAGAGGAAAGCGTAGGTAATACTGTTAAAATAGTAATTGACGGAGTATTACAAAGTATAACATCTGCTACTAATGCTATTACTTTACTTAACGCTTCCACTATTCCTACAGGGACTTATGACGTAATAATAGGTTCTAGCATATTAGACGATTTAGTAAGCCAAGGAATTAAAAACTCCTCTGGAATCACACATCAATTTCGTAATGGTAATGCAAACCAAGAACCAATTATAGATTTAGGAGGTACTGGTTCTGTCTCTATAATCTCTACTACCTTTGCTAGTCAGGTTTTAATTAATAAGGATGCTCAGAGTGACCCTTCTATTGACCCCCCAGAATCCCCTACTTTAATATTAAAAGGCTCTGCCTCTACGGCTACTGGTTTTGGACTTACTCCTGCCCAGGCGAAAGAAGTAGACGAAGTCAGGCTACTAATTTCATATAGCTCTTTTTATACAGTACAAACTGAAAGCGGCGATGAAAGTACAGGAGCTGCTTCATATAAAATTGAGCTAACTTTATATAGAGGCTTAAGTGCTTCTACAGTTACTATTGCAGAAAATAAGATTCATACAGCCTCAAGCACCGGCCCCGTAACTTTTGAAGAAGTTATTAATTTGGAGCCTTTTAAGCCTTTTTCTGATTTTGACGTTAGAGTTACCAGGTTAACTAGAAGCACCGGGCTAGCGGTTAACCTAGACTTAACTGACACTATTGACTCCAGGTGGCAGCAATATTCAGAAGCTGCTATTACCAGCATAACTTCTATTATTAAAGAAAAATTAAGCTACCCATTTTCTGCTTATGCAAACGTGACATTCTCCAGTAAAGACTACCAGAGTGTACCTACGCGCACGTACCATCTTAGAGGCATGAAAATAAAACTACCCTCTAATTATACCACTAGAGAAAAGAACGATGGCTTAAACTCTATCTATACAGGTCTATGGGATGGTAGCTTTAAAACTGAACTAGAGTATAGTAATAATCCGGCCTGGATATTCTATGATATAATTACTAATAATAGATATGGACTAGGAGATTGGGTAGATGCAACTGAGATAGATAAATTTTACCTGTATAGAATTGCTAAATACTGCGACGAGCTGGTGTCCAATGGAAAAGGGGGCTTAGAGCCTAGATTTACATCTAACTTATACTTAACAAAAGCTACCGACGCTTATAAAGTACTAAAAGATATGGCGACTACCTTCTTAGGTATGCTGTACTGGATGGATGCTCAAATAGTTGCAGTAAATGATGCCCCAAAAGACCCTATATATTTATTTACGAAAGGTAATGTTATTGAAGGGTCTTTTAACTATGAGTCTACAGGTTCAAAGACTAGAGCTAACCAAATAGTAGTTAGTTGGAATAATCCAGAGTCTAACTATGCTTTAGAGCCTATTATAGTAGAAGATTCTATTAATATAGCAGAAACAGGTAGGATAATATCTGAGAGTGCTATGGCATTTGGCTGCACTTCAGAAGGTCAAGCATATAGATATGGCAAATGGAAGCTGTGGACCGCAGTTAATCAAACAGAAATAATAAGCTTTAAAACCTCTATAGATTCTGCCTTTTTGACACCTGGGGACGTTATTTCTATTCAAGATGCGGATAGGTATGGAGTACAGTATAGTGGTAGAATTTCTAGTACCGGAACCTTGTCTTCATCTCAAATACCTCTTGATAGGTCAATTTTGCTCAACAGTGGTAGCACATATACTTTAAGTGTAGTTATAGAAAATGCTATAGTTGATGAAGAAAATGAAGCGCCTTCCGAAACTGTAGTTGAGTCAAGAACTGTCACAACCGCTGCGGGGTCGATTAGCTCTTTAACGGTAAGTACACCTTTTTCCCTCCTACCACCTATCGGGTCTATTTGGGTATTAAAAGAAACAAACTCTTTGGGGCAAGTAGTATCTTCGTCTACCAAAGACTATAAAATTTTAAATATATCTGAAGATGATGCAAATACCTATAGTTTATCTTGTGTTGAGTACTATGATGAAAAGTACTCTGCTATAGAAGGAGATTTTACTTTAGTACTTGAAGATACTGTTTATCCTCCCTTAAAATCAACTGACATTGTACCAGCTCCTCCTACTATTTATATTCTAAGGACTCCTGACTACACTAAAGGCGGGGACGAGTTTATAGTATCCTGGGATGCTCCGGTAAATACAGACAATACTCCATACGATAATGTATCGGGGTATGAGCTTGTTCATAATATTCCAGGCTATGAAAATCCTATTAGTTTAACATCGTCTATTAAATCTTATCTTTTTGAGAATGTATCAGATGATAACTACTATGTTGGAGTTCGTACAGTTAGTACTATTGATAATAGGTCGGAATTTACTACAACTGAATTTGAGATAGAAGATTATTTTTACGCTAAAGTACCAAGACAAGCCGCAGGTTTGGCTATTGGTGGAATTTCTTCTAGCCCCTTAGTTTATGC